TTTATTATGCCCAAAATTAAGGAGGTACTAAATGAAAGATAGAGAAACTTACAATGAAACACGAGCAATTAGTAATTATGAAAAGATGCTATTATGGGCAATTGAAAATGATGTAAAAAAAGAAGACCTTGCTGTAGCGTGCAAAATCTTCTTAGTTGTTTATGAGCATTCTAACGAGGCAAGATGTCACTATAAGTCTTCAATCGATCTTCTAAGTTCTGACTATTTGTATTAGCTGATTGTACTTTCTTTAAAAATGATAAAGACTTATCGTAAGCTGATTCATAAAGCTTTAACTTTTCTTCAATGGAGAGTTTAGGATCACTTGAAGAAACAATGGATAAGAGTAGTTGACAGTAGTTTGGAGTATAAAATGGATGAATTAATATTTTGGCTGGAATGTTACATGAGAATTCTATTAGTTGTAGGATGTACTGGATTATTGATATTTGTATTTGGTTTGTTTTATGAGCTTTGGAAAGAATTAAGAAAATAATATTTTTAAGTCGTAGCCATGCGGCTTTTTATTTTGCTTAAAAATTGTCCAAACTTTGTTGATGACGCTAAAAGCTACACTGTTTCGTCGCCGGACGTTAAACGAGATTCGATTCGTGACGTAATCACAGGAGGTTGTTGGAATGAATAACGATAACACTGAAACTGTAGAAAACAAAGAAGTTGAAGAAGTACAAGAAGCTAAAGAAACCAAGAAAGAAGAAAAGCATTCAGAGAAGACCTTTACACGTTCTGACATTGCTAAGATGATTTCCGCAGAAAAAGAAAAGTGGGAAGCAGAAAAGCAAGAAGAAATCGAGCAAGCTAAGACGGAAGCTGAAAGGCTAGCCAAGCTTTCTAAGAGTGAGCGAGAAAAGGAAGAACAAGCTAGGCGGTTAGCGGATCTTGACAAGCGAGAAAAGGAAATTGCAACGAAAGAATTGCGTCTTGCTACCCGTGAAACCTTAGCAAGTGAGGGTTTGCCTGAAGATTTCTTGGATGTCGTAATGGGCGACAGTGCGGAACAAATTCAAGAGAACATCAAACATGTTCGCAACGTTTTCGATGCAGCAGTAGAAAAGAAAGTTGATGAGCGATTAGCACAAGGGGCACCTAAGCAAGGTGTTACAGGCTCGGGATTAACGAAAGACCAAATTATTAGTGAAAAAGACAGTGCTAAACGTCTACGATTGATTGCTGAAAATCGTAATTTATTTAATTAAAGAAAGGTTGATAAAATATGTCAGAAAATAATTTAACCACAATGACAGATTTCGGAGAAATTGCTGCCATTGATTTTGTGGAAAAATTTTCTAAAAACGTAACAGACTTACTAGATTTCTTAAACGTATCACGGAGGGAACAACTCTCACGGGATCAAACTTTCCGTACTTACAAATGGGAAACCAAGATTGATGATTCAGCAGTAGGTGAAGGTGAAGAAATTCCACTTTCTAAAGTTACTCGTAAAGTAATCAAAGAACACCAATTGGAATGGTTTAAGAAACGCCGTTCAGTATCTGCAGAAGCAATTGCACGTCATGGACGTGATATTGCTGTAACACGTGCAGACGCTGAATTGATGCGTAAATTGCAATTTGGCTTTGAAACAAAGTTCTTAGGTTACTTAAAAGCAGCGCCAACTAAAATTGAGGGAGAAGGTCTACAAAAAGCTTTAACAGCAGCATGGGCTAAATTAACAAGCTTTAATGCTTTCCGTGGGGCGGAATTTATTTATTTCGTATCCCCTCAAGATGTAGCTGATTTTTTGGGCAACACACCAGTATCCGCTGAATCTTCAAACGTGTTTGGTATGACGCTACTCAAAAACTTCATTGGTATCGGTGGCGGTGCAGTTGTTATGCTAAACTCTGTTCCTAAAGGTAAAGTTTATGCGACAGCAATTGATAACTTAGTCTTTGATTACTTAAACGTTCGTTCTTCGGATATTGGTAATCAATTCGCCCAATTTACAGATTCATTAGGCTTAATCGGTGCATCTCGTGATGTGGTTCAAAATCGCTTAACCTTAGATACAGTGTTCTTTGGTGCCAACGTGCTATTCGCAGAAGTGCCAGAAGGTGTAGTTGAAGCTACAATTGCAGAAGCTAAGCCTGCAGTAGCTAAGCCTGTTGGTGTTGCATCTTAATCCATACAGGGGGTGACTTGATGGATAGAGAAAAGCTACTTGATGAGATCAAGTTACTTAAGGGTATTGAAGATAGTAACCAAGATAAGCTTTTAAATTTGATCATTGAGGATAGCGATCAGCGAGTGCTGACTTATATCAATCTGTATTGCGACAAGTTTCAAAAAGAAACGCCAGAAGAATTAATTTACATCGTTAGAGATGTGGCG